TTGCTTCACCAGGGCCAGCGCTTACTTCCTCGGCAGAACTCGGGAACCCGAAGAACGCCAGCATTGGCACGGCGCTGATATGCAGCATGTTGTCCAGATCGCTCTGGATTTGATATGCCTTGAGGTTTAGCTCTGCGATGTCTTCCATCGGCGGGCGTGACTCAAGCAGCCCAACACGGTTGGAATAAGCAACGGCAAACGGGATGTAATCAAGGCTTGTCTGGCCTTCGGCTACTTTCTCAAAATCACCGCTTGTTTCACCTTGGCGGTACAGCTCATAAGAGCCAGGACGCAGAACGCGGATCTGTTCAACGTACTTTTCGCCAAACTCACCGTCAGGAACAACGACGCGCTCCATCAGGCGAAGCATGGTCAGTTGCTGTGCGCCGTTCAGGACTTCAGAGCGCCAACCAAGGATGTCCCGCGGGGTGTAGCAAACCCAGTACGGACGAAGGGCGGAAGCATCAACGATATTTTGCGCGTCATCATCGTCAGCCGTTGGGAAGTCAACCAGGACGCCAACGTGGCCATAACGAACAATCTTCCGCGTCAACTCATAGGTGAAGATGTTTAGATCATTCCCCTGCAGATCAACGTCAAACAGCTGTTCACGAATCAGGTCTGGGACGTTATCTAGCTTGACCGGCTTACGGGTCAACATGCCAGCCAGCATCCGCTCAAGGCGCTGGTAATAAGGCGGGCAAACGGAACGGGCCAGACGGTTATCAAAGCTTTCGTCCAGCTCGCGGGGTTCCTGCGGCAGATACCGGCGATGCTTACGGCGCATACCGTAGGTGCCTTCCATCAGGTCTTCAATCAAGACCCAGTGAGGCTCCATGCCGGCCCAAGCGGAACCAGGATCCTGCACCTGCGTTGCTTGGCGCTGAATGCTCCGGTCGTAACGCTTGAAACCGGTGTAAGTCATCTTGCGCGCCTAGCCATGCACAAATTCTATGGTTCTAGGTTAATGCTGAATGTTGGCTGGGCCTCCGATACCGCCACACACGGCGTTCAGCCTTACGGGTAGAACCGACCCAGCGAGTTAATCAGATTCTTCGGCGTGGAAGATTTCTTCGTCTAGTGAGTCGGCGGCTTCGTCAAAGCCCTCTTCGTATAGCCACTGCTGAATAACGGACAGGATGGCCGCGGCGGATTGACTGAAGCTGTCAGCGTCCAGATCATTGGCTGCGTCGTAAGCAGCTTCCATTTCGTGCCAAAGGTAAGTTGCCATCGGATATGTGCGGCGTGTTCACGATAGAGGCGAAGGCAAGAAAAAGCCCCCGAAGGGGCTGGTAGGTCAGAACAGGAGCCCGAGAGTAAAGCTGATTGCAGCTACCCAAAGGGCGAGCGTGGTTTTTTCCTTGGATTCGTTCACTTGGTGCTCAAGCTCTGAAGTGATGGTGACCTGTTGGTTGAGCAGGTCGATCAGCTGCGCTTTGGTGGCGCGAGTGGCGTTGGTCATTTGTCTGGTGTGTTGGTGGGGTCGCCCCCGTTCCAGGAGTATATCCCGTGCGTCCACCGGGGTCAATACAGCCTGATGCCCGTGCCGCGGCCAACGCCCTGATGCAGCGGGTTGAACTCACGCCACACCACATACCCCAGCGCGTCAACCATGTGGTCATGGCCGCCCTCCTTGTCCGGGTCGCCCTTCTCAGTCCAGCTCTGCAGCTCCAAGCATTCGATCAGTCGCCTGCAACCTTCAGCGACGCTGAGCCGGACCTCGCCCTTCCCGTTTTCCAGCAGACCCTGAACAGCACTAACCCGATCACGAACGGCAGGATTTGACCGGCCCGACTGATTGCTGAACCCGTAGCTTTCCAGAATCTGAATGTCGGTGCGGCTGGCATTGGTGCTGCGGTTGCCGCCTGAGGCGTCGGGGTACACATATATATGGTGCATCGGGTAGCGCCGTTTCAGCTCTTGGGCCAGTGCGTCCGTGTCATGCGCGCCGCTGATCTCGTCCACCACCGTCAGCTTGTTGCCGCTTCGCACCGTGACGACTGCCGACATGTTGCCAACGTTGAAGTCAACGCCAACACGCAACGGCTCACCACTGAAATCAGCCACGCTGGCCACCACATGCTTGGCGCGGTCAAAACGGTCATAGACCTGACCCGTGTTCAGGTTGACCCAGAGCCCTTCCAGATACGACTTAATCAGTTGCGGCGGGTAATTCGCCATCAGGCTGTCCACGAACCCAGCGGGAAGGTGCGGGTTGTCCATGGTGCGCGCACGAATCAGTGCCGTGTCTTCACCAGCATTGCGGTCAAACGTGTCAAAGGCCCAGCCGTAACCCTCCGGCGTCGTGGCTGCGTAGAACTGCTGAACGTTGCCATCACGAAGACGGGCAAGCGCCATGCGAGTCGCCTGCTCTGCTGTGCGTTTATTTGCCGTGTCCGCTTCGTCAAAACCAATGGCGCAAAGGTTCTGGCCACGAATCCGGTTCCACGTCTCCATGGTCCGTAGAAGGATGGTGTGGCTGCCCTCCGCGAAATGCAGGGTGTATTCCGGCAACGGGCTAACGCGAAAGTCAAAGGGGATTTCCCACTCTTCCAATAGGTCATCCATCGTGCGCTGCAGGATGTCGCGCAGCATCGGGGCGACAGGCTCAAACAAGGCGCTGACGTAGCCAATGTTCAGGGCTGCCATGTGAACAGCCTTGGCGACGAGGCCATGGGTCTTGCCGGCACCGAATCCACAGACAAGGGCGAGCTTGCGGTGTTCCGTGTCATCGCAAAAGGCGATCTGATGCGGCAGAAGGGTTTGCCGAATGCGGGCCAGGGTTTCCTGAGCGGGCGGGCCAGTGAGCTGAGCCGTTGGCGGTTCTAGAAGATTGCCGCCAGGTGCATTAGCCAGCAGGCTCATAAATCAAAGCCGATGAGCTTGGCTTGAAGTTGAACAGCGTTAAGGGCGACTTGCGTTTGACCGCGTTTATAGGCGGATTGTTCGTAAGTACGAAGGCGTCCTAGGGCTTCAGCGAGCCAAGCAGGGCGGGCCATATCGGCATCTTGCTCAAGGCGAATTCTTGCGCGCTGAATATATTCATCGGCTTGACGTGCTGAACAGTTCCACTGATTCGCTGAGAATTGAACGATCTGACCGCGTGATTGTCCTTCGGTCAAAAGACCGTAAATCGTGTCAACACGGAAGTTCACTTCGGCAGCAGTGGAGCGCGCCAAGTTTGCGGAAAAGTTAATTGCTAACAGGATAAACCCAAATTGGTGATGTGCGTTCTTTTGAGACGCGGATGAGACAGGCGTGACTCAAATAGACGAGATGAGACTGCCGAAATCGTGCGCTGCGATGCTTGCCAGCCAAATTTTTGATGGCTAAGGTCTCTGCCGTGCGTTGCCGCACATTTCCGCACATTTCCGCGGATTTCCGTTTTTTCCCGCACATTTCCGCACAATGCCGCTACGCGCCGACTTGAGAATTCCCGATGATTTGGGGTTCGTTGTAATGCGTCACAAGCCCAGTTACATGTCCCTGTCTGGGTTTTGCCTCCATCTAATCGCCCTAGGGGTTGACAGGGACGTTACGCTGGCGGAGCGACCGGAGGGGAGCGAAGCCTCTATCTCTTCTTCTAGTATTATTAAAGAAGAGTATTTAAGTATTAATAATAAGAACGGTCGGAAAAAAAATAACGAAAACCCCGAGCCTGCCGCAAAACGCGGCAAAAAGCGGCAACGTGCCGCATACAGCGAAGAGTTTGAGGAACTGTGGAAGCTGTATCAGTCCGCGCCTGATCGCGTCTCATCTCAGACAAAGCCCAAGGCGTTCGACGAATGGAAGTCCATCGTTGGCCTTGAAGGCCCGCAGACCCTCCTACAAGCCGTTCAGAGGGCGATTGATGAGCAGAAGCGGAGGAAGACCGCCGGGGAGTTCGTTGGAAGCCTTCCTGACCTGTTCCGCTGGCTTCGGGACGGCAAGTACGAGGTCTATCTGGAACAGCACGTCACGCAGGCTGCTGGGCGCGTGTGGAGCGCCGACCTTGGCTGTTGGATTGAGAACGACTGATCACCATGAAGCTTTATTCCCCCGACGCCAAAGGCAAGTACGTCTGGCAAGTGGCCGACTCCAAGACCAGACAGGTCAGCTTCAGCGTCACCACGACCCGTACCGCCCCGCCTGATGCCTGCTACGGGCACCCGATTGGCAAGTACGACGATCAGGGCGTATTCATGACGTTCTGCCCGAATGTCGGCGCTGACGACCCGAAGAGCCCGCTTGCTGCGCGGTATGTGCTGCACCCGTTGGCACCTGCTGAGCGCGAAAGAGCAGACCGCGAGCGCATGTGGCGCGAAATCTGACTTTTCCTACCTAGACCCCCCAGGACAATGACCCTTGGACCCCTGTTTGATTACTCAGCGGATGCCAGTCAGGCTGCCCGTGATAGCGCGATAGCAACAGTCGGCACAAATGCCGGTGCTGTGTTCATGGATCAGGCAAAGGCTTTGATCGTTGAACGACTTGCCGGCGTGGAGTGTCTGGCTGAAGACATGCGCCGTTTATGCGAGGAAGAGGGCATCAGACCTCACCACCACAACGCATGGGGCAGCCTCACGAATCAGCTGGTTAAGGCCGGCATTTTGATCGACACTGGCCGTTTGGCTAAGAGCAAAAGCGTTCGCAGTCATGCCCGCCGTCAACCTGTCTGGAAGGTGCGCGGATGAAATCAGCCGCTAGACACGAACAGATTCGGAGGCAGGTCTAATGGGTCGCTTCAAATTGACGTTCAATCCTGACGATGCCCGCCGTGTTCTCAGGCAAGGCATTGAAAAGGGTCGCTGGACTCTTCAAGATCTAGACAATCCGCCGCCGGGCTGGGTTCTAAGCGAACTTGACGCCAAGCGAATTCCAGGATTCACACCCCGCCCGTACCGCAACCTTCTCAGAGATGAGCCCGCACCAGCAGAACGAGTCCAAATCACAGACCCCA